TCATAAACAAATATCCATACCTAGTTCCTTAAATAAAACGGCCAATTTAACCACTCTTTCCAAGGGGAGTTCCGGTCCATACCAATATCCCACGTTAATTTCAAAACAAGAACGCAAAATGGCCTCTCCTAATGCGGGATAGATCGGTAATTGTCCTGCTTCGGCAAGTATATCTAGGGGTAGCCCCAGATTAATATTGGCGATATTGGGCCGATAGGGGAAAAGTTCACAGAAAATAACTCTCCGGGGTCCTCGGTTAAGATGATATCTGGTCAACCGTCCACATTTAATTACTATTTTTGCCCCTTGATAATCAATCGGCAGATTCGTATGAATTTGAGGGAGAACTCCGGTTTCAGCCATAATCAGATCAGCCCCCCTTTCCAAAAGACGCGGGTTAGGGGCGATTAACGTTAGGAACCGGATTTCACGGGCGACTAGCCGAGCGCAAGCAAGGCCTAAATTACCCTCTTCCCAAATTATTAAAGCTTTGGCCCGCCCCGGCGTGATACCATAGTTTTGTAATAGCCTGCGGAACCTGTTAATAAAAAATAAAAGTTCGATAGCCTTACCGTCGCTAACTCCGGGAAATGATGGCTCAGAGACTAGTTTCAGCGGAGGATGAAAAGATGAACCGACATCCAAACCGACTACTTTGATCATTTTACGTTCTAATTCTCTAAGGAGGTTTTTCCATAAACTTAACCGGTACTGATCATCCCAAATCTGAACCGGCTTATAGGGTAGTTTCCAACCCCATCCTTGTACTTGTCGCTGAAAAAGTGTCGCAGTGATAGAGCCCGTCCGGAACGGTCCTTTAAAAAACCGCCATCTCTCCGGCATCATTCTTAATAATTTTCGAAAGGCCGGAGATGATTCAATTAATAACGGAGATAAAAATCCAAAATGGCTCATAAAAACCGCCCCTCTGATCAATTAATTATGAAGGACGGGTTTTAGTTATACCTGTAACACGACATATAAAATTATAAATTAACCTGGAAACTCAAGGAAACGACCGGAAACCCCTAGATATCAAAATTTCCAAACGGTCGCCCGGAGAATATCCAGGCTTTTTTAATTTTAGAAAAACAAAAATTTTTATTGCGTTTGCGGCCACTTTCAACTCTTTTAAAAACCGGTTTAAAAAACCTTTTAAAACCCATTCAAATCAATATTTTAAGGGCTATAAAAACCGCCTCTGGTCGTATTCGATTGAGGAAGTGATTGAGGAAGTCCTAAAAAATGTAAACAGCCAGCTAAATATGTAATTTCAAAAAAACGATTGAGGAAATTAAAAAAGTAAATTTCATACTTAAAAAATTCCTCTCGGTTTTGAAAAAACCCACATATTAGGCACTATTGTTCCCTGATTTAATTTCCAGCCGTGTCCTCCAACCCAATTCAGAATGGCCGGAAGAATTACAAAATTATTATCTTTATTAGTGACAGTATAAAGCTCATCAAATTTATCTTCAACTTAAATCCTTTTTCTTATCAAATTTTTTAAAATACTCCGGCTTAAAATAAGAAGGATCGTCCAATATTTCCTTGCTTATTTCGTCCCGTTTCAATATTTCGTCCATATCAATTTTATCATAATTAGCTTGATATTCAAAAAACAGTTCTGCGCAGCGCAAATCGAAGGCTTCCTCCATATAAGACTCCACCGCGCTCATATGTTTTTTAAAGATCTCCCGCTTCCTTTTGTAAAACTCCATTTGGCTCAGCTCTCCATTTTCCCACAACTCCTTTACCGGCAAATAGTCGCTCAAACAGATCTGCCCTATCTTATCCACCATGGCGCGGATCACCGCCAGCCTTTTTTGAGTTTGAGAAGAATATTCATCCGGCTTCAAACCATTACGAATATCCTGCGCCACAACTTTATCCACTAATTCGATGCAACTGTTAAAAATTGATACTATCATTTTTTGTACATCATCTGGTTTATTTCTCAAATACTCATCCGCGTTTTGAATGAATTCATTAAACATCAACCTTGATTTTGGTGTGGCGATAAATTTATCGCCTTTCCCTGTGCGCAGCCATTCTTCGTTAATCCCGAAATTTATACAGATTAAATCAATTAAACGATCTGATGGTTTATCCTTGTTTTTTTCGATAGCTGATAAGTGTCCATCAGATATATTAATTCTCGCCCCAAATTCTTTTTGGGACAAACGGCACTCTTTACGCACAGATTTAATACGTTCTCCTAATGACATATAAACCTCCAATAAAACTAGAAATACTAAATATTAATATTGAAATATTAGAAAATCTAAGTTATAATATTTATTAAGATTTATTACAGAAAGGAGGTGAAACAATGAATGATTTAACCATTATAGAATACCAAGGACAACGCGTTTTAACTACAAAACAGTTGGCAGAAACCTATAATACAACAGAAAAAACCCTGCACGATAACTACAGAACGAATAAAAAACGTTATAATGAAGGCATTTCACATTTTAAACTAGAAGGCTATGATTTAGATCGATTTAAGAACGACCCCGAAAATTTCGGGTTAGTGCCAAAAAATGCCAGAATTTTTTATCTTTGGACCGAGAAAGGCTGTTTCCTACACGCGAAATCCTTGGGAACCGACAAAGCCTGGGATGTTTTTGAGAGCTTAGTTGACCATTATTTCCGCACCCGAGAACTTCCACAATTGTTTGGTCGTCAACTCCAAGAATGCATCAATCAAATAAGCGCTATCAAAGAAGAAGTTGAACAGCTCAAACAACTCAGTCGTCCAGTCCAAATTTTACTGCCGACATTTGACGAAAAGCCATCCGAAACAGTCGACGGCCACCCCAGACAGCGCAATCGGGTTCGTATCTATTGCGCCATCGACCGGCTGCCGGATAAATTGCAAGCACAGGTAAATCAAATGATTGATAATAAAGTGACTTACGTCCGAATCAGTCAGTTTTTAAAAGACCGGGGACACAGCATCAGCAAAAGCGCTGTCTGCAACTACGCCAAAAAGCGTATCGAACACCAGCGCCGGCTCCATTGCATCCGAGAGCAAACTCTAGCGCTGGTTCCAACCAATTAAGACAGGAGTGATAACATGAAAGACTACTGTCATTGCTGCGGAAACTGGCGATTTGTAAAAAAACACAACGATTTAATTCTTTGCTCCAGCTGTATCCGTAAAATAAGGATGGGCAAAGAAAGGTCAATTGCAGAGATCAAAGACATCCATTTGAGGTTCGACACAGTAATTAATAATTAAAACTTTTAGGTGCTCAGACGGGCCTCGCCTGCCAGCTAAACCCCGTCCGAGCAGATACCAGAAAGGAGCAATTTTCATGCCAAGAGGAAAATATACCCCTATTACCGGTCCGCGTATGACCCCGCGCGAAATTCGCGCCCACTTAATCCTTAACGGCGTAAAAGTCACGGAGATCGCCAAACAACTCGGCGTTAATCAATCCGCCGTATCCTTAATTATCACTCAGCGCCAAAACAGCCAACGCATTCAAGAAGCCGTTGCTAAAGCCATCAACCTACCATTTGAAAAAGTGTGGGGCAAAAAGATAGCCTAGATCAACTTAATATTTATAACTAATTAGTATTATACCTTAACCTCGGAGGTGGCGCAATGGCAAACCGTAAACGTAAAATAGACGCTTGTATGTCTAACCAATTATCTCTTTTTGACATCGTCCGGCGGCACCAAATGGACAGGCTTTCTGTAATCAACGACGTAGGTAGTTTTGACCTTAGTCAACGGCTCAAGGAATTGCTTTCCGAAGGTCTTCGCCAATGCGACTTTGACCGCTATGAGGCCGCCGCCAGGATGAGCCGGCTGGTTGGGTGTGAAATCACTAAAAGCCAGCTCGACTCTTGGACAGCGGAAAGTAAGGAAGGCCACCGTTTCCCCGCTGAATATCTACCGGCATTTGTAAAAGTGACCGGGTTTAAGGAACCACTCCGGGTGATGGCTGAAATGGTCCAATGTTATCTCCTCGAATCGGAGGAAGCCCTCCTTGCCGAGCTGGGTAAAATTGATTGTCAAAAGCGGGAACTGACCCAAAAGGAAAAAGCCGTCCGTGAGTTTTTAAAACAAATGGAACCCTAGGGAGTGAAAAACTTGAACAATACCGAGCTAAATCTTAACGATAATAAACGCTGGATTACCACCAACGAAGCGGCGGAATGTATGGAGATCACGCCCAGGGCCGCCAGACAAAAGGCGGAAAACGGTGAATTGGGCGAAATTAAAGAGATATCTGGTCGAGGAGGACGGGCTGGAATTAACATCCTGATCCGTCCCGAGAACTTACCGGCAGCGGCTTATCTCCGATATTACGCTAAGCATAACCAGCCGCCCCAGATCAAGGAACTCGGCATTGAATGGGACCAGGCTACCGAAAAGCAAAAAGAAAAGGCCGTTGCCGCTCATCAGCGCCTCACTGCCTGGCTGGACTATCGTAAAAACCATCCCGCGTCCAAAGGAGAGGCCGACCAAGAGTTTATAGCCGCCTGGCGGCAATTACACCCGGAGGATAAGGTCTCCCGACCCACCCACTATCTCGACCTTGAGAAGTTCAAACAGGGTGGTCTGGGCGCGTTAGTCCCTCAGCACGGTCTCCACCGGCGCGGTACCGAGATTATTGATCCGGACGCGAAAGCCACTTTTCTCAGCATCTATCTTGATTCGGCCCAACCCAGCATTTCCCATTGTATCGAACTGGTGCAGACCATCAATATTATACAGAACAAAAATTGGAGTTTGCCCTCATCAAAACGCACTTTTGAAAGGATCGTCGCATCGCTTGATGAAGCGACCAAAACCTTAATGCGAGAAGGGAAAACCGCCCTTAACAACAAACACGGCGCACACCTGATCCGGAATTACGACGACTTGGAAGTCATGCAGATCTGGCAATGTGACCACCAGGAACAGGACTTTTTTGTCAGGGGCCCCCATGGAGAGATAGCCCGGCCTTGGCAAACGGTCTGGATGGACGCCCGGAGCCGAATGGTGGTCGGTTGGCATTGTTCCATGGGCGGCAATACCGACACCATTATGGCCGGTTTTGCCGATTCAAGCCTAAGCTTAGGCGGCCTTATCCCGGCCCATTGGGTCATCGATAATGGCCGGGACTTTACCGGAAAGCGTCTAACTAACGGATGCAAGAAATTCCGTAAGATTGATGAAAGCACCGTTAAGGCATTGACCCAACATCTCGGTATAACCGTCCATTACTGCATCCCTGAAAACCCGCAGGCGAAACATATCGAACGGTGCTTTCGGACTCTCCGTGAATATTTTGACAAATACCAGCCGTCATATACCGGCAACGAACCCAAGAAAAGGCCGGAGACCGCCGAAGAGGCCCGGAAAACAGGCCAAGTAATGTCCTGGGATCAATTTGTCCAGGCATCTAAGGACGCCTGGCTCTACTACAACACCCGGCCCCATAGCGGCGAGGGAATGAACGGTAAAGCGCCTATGGAAGTTTTCAACGAAGGGCTACAGCAAATCCAGGCACGTCGAGTCAAGCCGGACGCTTTGAAGTTTTTAATGTGGCGTACATCTGAACCTCGGATGGTGCGAGGTGGAGGTATCCAGATCGACGGCTCTTTTTACCGGTCCAGCGAACTCCTGGATTATGAGGGTAAAAAAGTCCATGCTCGGTTTAGCCCTAACTGTAAGACGGTTTTCATTTTTAATGAGAAAGATGTCAAACTCTGTGAAGCAGAATTGGTAGAGACATCGGCGTGGCTGGATCAGGAGAAGACCAAAGACGGCATGGCGGTGAAAAACGCCTTTAAAAAACAGGTACGGCAAAAAGTTGCAGCAATTCGCCGCGCCGCCGATCCGGTGGCTCACGACAAAAAAACTCTCTTTGGGTTGCAGACTGAAATGGCTAAACGGCGCGCTGCTGTGATTAAAAAGACTGTGCCAACGGTTATCGAGCCGGTACGGACCCCCTTCGATCAGATCGCCAAGGAAGTGGCGGCTACAGCTGATAAACACCAACCGCAAGTTGATTTGATGGACCAGTATTTTCAGAGACAAAGTCACCGAATTGCTGTCGGTGAAACATCCCGGAATATCCAACAGAACTTAGAAGAGATTCAGGAAGGCTTTGCAATGCTTGAAAAAGGCTTAAGAAAATTGAATGGAGGGAAGTAATATGGCGGAAACCGCAAAATTGTTTGAAGTCCCTGCACAAAATCTAGATTTTTTAGAATCTATTCGTGAAAGGTTATCTACATATCTTAGAGATACAGGTAAATCTCAGTCTCAAGTCGCAAAGGCTATTGGCTTTTCATCGGCGACAATGACCGGATTCCTTAGAAACTCATATCAGGGTGATATGGTTGAAGTGGCCAACCGCATCCAGGATTATTTAGCTCGTGAGACTCAACGACTGGTTGCGCCCAAAGCTCCCGAATTTGCTCTAACGTCATTTTCCAAGCATGTATTGAGTGTTTTACAATACGCTCATCTTAACCGGGATATGGGCATGATTCACGGTGATGCCGGTGTCGGTAAAACGGTGACCATCGAACATTATGCTGCTGAACATCATAATGTGATTATCATTACCGCCGGGATTGATCTTTGCTCCCCAAAAGCGATCATTGAGGAAATATTATCTAAACTCGGCAGCAAAGAATATGGCAGTTTAAGTTTCATGTCAAGGGTAGCTATTCAGCTTCTAAAAGGATCGGACAAGCTGCTTGTAATTGATGAAGCCAACCATCTCAATCTCCGGGCACGGGAAATGATCCGGAAAATACACGACCAGGCCGGTGTCGGTGTGGTGTATTGCGGATCTCATGACTTATACGCCCAAATGCATGGCAATAAAGGCATCATCTACGCTCAACTTCTGTCCCGGATCGGCGTCCGGCGCGGTTTGAATCGTGGGGAGTTAATAATGGACGATATTAGCCAAATTTTTGAACAGTATGGGCAACTTAGTAAAGATTGTCTTGATTTTCTTTACAAATGCGCTTTAGGTGAAGGTGGCCTGCGGCTTGCGAAAAAGCTCTATGTTCTAGCCTCAACTATGGCGTTTGGAGAAGAACAGCCATTGAGTTTATCATTTATGGAGAAAGCGCTTCAAATGCTGATGGCAAGCCATTTGAAAATAAAGTGACAAGTAAATCAACGAATAAGCCATAAGGGGGTATTTTGATGAATAAAGGTACTCTTATCGCATATCTGATATGTTTCATTATTGGTATAGTCTACGGAATTAATATTGGAATAATTATAGCGACAAAACATTCAATCCTAATCCGGAAAAACCGAAAAAATATAGTTAAATTGGCTGAAGAGCGTAAAACGGACCTGATTGAGCGAATGTTGGATATCTTTGAAGAAAATAAACTTGATATCGATGAAATCGCCAGTATTATACGGAATGCTAATATTGAAAACGAGCGGACCATCAAAGCGTCAAATCAGATCGCCAATATGATGCTGGAAGAAAAGTTGACGATTGCCGAATCCACTGATTTATTCAATCTTTGTTACGACTCATTATTTTATAGTTAGGAGGCAAACCATGAATCCAAAACATAGCATCAAAGATAAACAAGGTCGCCTCTGGGTAGCCTGCTCCGAATGCATCCGGGGAGGAAATGGAGTTGAACCAACCACAGAGAATCAATGCGCTACCGGGTTTGATGTTAAACGGGGCGGCAGTCTTGGCTGTTTCAACGGAAAACTCCTACCTGTATATAAGGAACCGAAGTGAGGTGGCTAAGATGGCAAACCTTTCACAGCTCTCCCGCACTCAGCGGCAGACCCTTGATGAAATTTCAGCTCTTTTAGCGGTTGCAAATCGGCTCGCTAAGGAACGAGGTGCTAAAGTTCCAGTTAGTAACATACTTAAAGATTATCACTCCGGCAAAATTATTAAAATCCGTATCATCTAAGGAGGCGGATATGTTTCAAATAAAGCAATATTCTAGGTTAAGAGGCGGTGAAATTTTAAGTTTTCTCCCCGGAAACACCGCCGACTATAAGTGGTTTAAACGGCATTCAAAGAAGCATAAAACGTATTTTTTAACAGTTTTAAAACGAATCTTTTGGAGGTGATACTTTTGAAATACCGATTTACCCCTATTGGACTCATTCTTATAATACTTATACAGACAGTAATGATTTGGACTTTAATTAATAAACTGACCGATTTGGAAAATAGGATTAACGGACTGGAGATATTCATCGAAGAGACAGTCCGCCCGACTGTCGCGATCAGGATGTGTATCAAAAAAACGAATCCTTCTCTTGGTGATGACCAAGCAACCAATATTGCTACGGCTATTATGACCAGTGCCCGGCGGCATAAACTCGACCCTTTCCTCCTTGCCAGTGTGGCCAGGCGGGAGTCATTTTTCAATCCAAATGCAGTCGGGCGAACCAATGACCACGGCCTTTTTCAGTTCCAACCAAAAACTTTTTACTGGATACTTCCGGACGGTGATATATACGACATTTGGGACAATACCGAGGCTGCGGCGCGGTACCTGAAATATCTCCTCCAACGCTTTAATTGGAATCTCCGGCTGGCTTTGGCCGCATACAACTGCGGCCCGTCACGCTGCCCGGAGCGGATACTTGCTATTTCGGGGAAATATGCGGATCAAGTATTAACTTGGTGGTGGAAGGAGACATACGTATGAATTTAAATAACATCGTAATTAATGCCAATATTAATGAAAAGCTCATGATAGTCACAGCATTTGAAAAAAATTGTCCTCAAACGCTCCGCGACTATGTGGTGAATACTTTAGGTTATAAAAATTGTAACGACTGGCCTTACGATTTACTGGTTGATGAATTTGGATACGGGTATATCATGCATTGGGATGAAAAGCTTCATGAAAACGATGGAAAAAATATCACGGAGGTTACCAATGGAATATAACAAGAAATTAAACAAAGTCGGCTCCCTCACCATTCCCGCCGCTATGCGCCGGGAATTGGGCATAAATCAAGGAGAGCGGTTCAAAATTATCGTGCAGGAAAAAGGCTCAATCGAGCTACGCAGGATTCAAGGCGAATGCATTTTTTGCAAGTCGGACAAAAGCTTAATAGTCTACGAAGGTCGGTATGTTTGTGGTAACTGTTTGAAAAAGATAAACCAAATTATTAGCGAAAGGAGCGATAAGCTTGATGGATGATTTAGGTGTATTAGCCGCAGAGGAATTAATACCGGAAGACGAACTTAAGCTTGTTAGGCTGGTTGATGAAGGTATTAAGTTAGACAAGGAAATAAAGAAAGCTCAAAAACGTTTGGACGAAATCAAGGCTGAACTTACCAATCAAGCTTATGCTAGAATGGATGATAAAAACCTTAAGTATTTACAGATCTATGGTTCAACCGGCCACTTTAATACCGCTTACAAGGAAAAACTAGAGATCGACAATTATAATAGGTTGGTCGAAGCTGTTGGAGAAATTGCGGTAGCCAACATATCACGAGAGGAAAAAGTCAAATATGATGTGGCCAGTCGTTTTAAAGAAGCCTTAATTGCCGTTTACAAACAGGAATACAGCAATGAAATGACCATAGAGGCGATACTACAGGGACTTGGTTTAGATGGGAACGCCATTAAAACGGCGTTGAAAAAGCTGAAAGGCGACTATTTGAAGGACAAAAAAACCCTGGAAAGCCTTGGAGTTACCGGCGCTTGTGAAGAAGAACTGTATGCCATCCATCTTTACAAGAATTTCGAACTAGTAGAAAGGTTTTTCGGCGCGCTCACCCCTGAACAGGTCGAACTGGTCAAAAAATCGGTCTTTGTTGAAGATGGAATCAGTGTCGGGTTTGAATATCAACAGGACAATGGATAATCAAATCCGCTCCATCTATCAGTTATGCATCCGCCGCCTGCCTCAATCCCGGTACAATTTTGCCTTTGTCTACGAAATGACTGGCGGTGGACTGAGCTTTCAGGAGTATGAGCTAACCTACGACCAGGCCCGCGCCTATTTTGCGAAACATGGATGGCCGCTTACCCTCCCCGAAATTGAAGGGAAAACAGTTCAAATAATCAGAAACGGATGGCTAGTCGGCCAACGCCAAAACCAGGAAAGGGGGTTGCCTCCAAAATGACATATGGACCAAGGTATAAATTATGTGATTGTTGTGGCAAAGCCTACAACTATTGGTATAAAAAATGTACATGTGACGGGCAAATTTGCCCGTCATGCCAAAAATGTAGCATACATTGTACCTGCTTGGTGAAAATAAAACCGCCCGAATTAGGGACGGTGAGTTAAGGAGGAAACATGACCCCACAAGAATGGAAAGAGGTTGAAGAAAGTTTAAAGTCCTTTTATTCACTTGTCAAACTTAGATGTGATAAATATGAGATAACGCTTTGTTTAGAACGGCAGAACCAGTTTAAAAATGCAATCATGATATACGTAAATGGCAAAATCCAATGGAAATGGGCAACTCAGGATTGTGAGGAACGGCGGCGCTTTTGGAAACCGGTTCATAGATATGTACATACTCAAAAAGTAAGGGCCGGACTCAAAAAAATGTCTAAGCGATTGCGCGTTGAACTTGGCGACTATTACGACCCAAACAAGAAATTTACCTATTACACGCCTATGTGGACTTCGTTTAGAGCTTTGAAGAATCACTTAATCAAGAATAACCACAAAATTGAACTGATAAAGGAGGAATCCAATGCTAATCGGAGCCAAACAGAAAGCCCTGATTCATGTGGCCAAGACCCAACTCTGTCTAGATGATGACCGGTACCGCGATCTCCTCCGCTCTACCTGCGGGGTTGAATCATCAAAAGAACTTAGTTTCACCCAATATGACAAACTTTTAAAACGCTTCCGGGAACTTGGGTTTCGGATTAAGCATCAAGGGCGGGGCCACCGTCAGCCCTATCTCAAATCTCCCGACCGCGATCCGGGCGGCCTGCCCTCCCCGGCCCACTTGAAGAAGATCAACGACCTTTATGAACAACTCGGATGGACGGAACCGGAACGGCGGATCGGACTCAACCAACGGATTATTAAACGGCCCTGGCCCCAGAGCCGGGCAGAGGCAAATAAAATAATCGAAGCTTTAAAATCCATGGTTGCGAGAGCAGTAAAAACAGTTTAAAATTAGGGGTGAATTTTATTATGGACTTGAACAAATGGCTAAACGAAGTAAAAATTGAGGAAATCCCGGACAGTTACAAAGATCTGGCTCATGCAATCGGCATCGAAGCTTTATTAAAGCTTTCGGAAATTCTTGGCGGAACAACAACCTATGTGCCAAAGCTTGACTGTTTGGTCCAGGCAACAAGAGATCGTCTTATTATTGAAGATTACAACAAAGGGATGAAGCCAAAAGAACTAGCGATCAAATATGGTCTCACGGATGTCTGGGTGCGCCAGATCATTGATAAATACATTTTAGAAAGGGATCAACTTGTACTATTTGACAAGGTAGTCTAATAGCCTAAGAACTACTTCTTAAAATTAATTGGGCTATATAATAAAATTTAGAATTGATACAATCCCAGTATACAAAAGCGATACTGGGATTTTTATTTTGGCTTTTTCATTAGGCTCCCCCCTTCTTTTAGGCGGCAAGTCCGCCCCCTTTTTCAAATCGCGGGATGGAGAAGAGGTTATCTCGCTGGGTTCATACCCCGGAGAACGCCGGTTCAAATCCGGCTCCCGCAACCATATTGATATCAACCCAGGCGGGTGTAGTCCCGTGCCATGCCATTATGGGTTTTTATTTACAAACGGGCAATCGCGGGATAGAGGAGCGGTTACCTCCCCGGGTTCATACCCCGGCACGGGCGGGTTCGAATCCCGCTCCCGCATTAAACATTATTGGAGCAAGGAAGCTCCAAAATATTAACCAAGGATGGTGCGACATCATGAGACTGCGAAGCCCAGTCGTCTGGTTTGGCGGCAAGAGTGGTATGGTTTCAAAACTCTTGCCCCTATTACCACAAGAAAAAACATTCAAAATTTATGTAGAAGTTTTTGGAGGAGGTGCAAACCTACTCTTTGCTAGAGAACCATCGGGGATTGAGATCTATAATGACTTAGATTCGGGACTGGTTAACTTTTTTCGAGTGCTAAGAGACCCGAAGAAATTCGGCAAATTCTATCATTACGCAATCAATACACCATATAGCCGGGAAGAATTTCTATATTGTCGGGATTCCTGGATGAATTGCAATGACGAAGTATTAAAAGCGTATCTATGGTATGTAAAGAACCGACAGAGTTTTGCCGGTCTCGGGCGGAGCTGGGGCCGGACGGTCACATCATCCACCAAGGGAATGGCGGAAGCTCCGGCCAGCTGGATGAGTATCTTGGAAATGCTCCCGCTAATACATAAAAGAAGGTGGTCGCGGAGACGCTGGAGCCGTTAAAAGCGATTGGAATTACGGATGTTTATATAACTGTTATAACCGGAGGCAACAATGTTCAAAGATCTTGATTTCAAAGGAAAAGTTAAAAAAGGCGACATTGGCGAACAGGTAAAACTCATTCAAGAATTGCTTTGTATCAACAATGTAAAAGTGGCTATAGATGGTATATTTGGTCCGGCCACCGAGTGGGCGATTCGGAAATTTCAAGAAGCACGAGCCCTTACTATAGATGGCATTGTCGATAAAAAGACTTTTGAGTATCTAACATTTCAAATTAGATCTGCGCTTGAACCAATTAGGCCAGGAAATAAAAACCTACGGGAAATGGTTGTTGCGTATGCCGAGCGACATCTAATATTTCATCCAATAGAAGTTGGCGGCCAGAATCGCGGGCCGTGGGTCAGGTTATATATGGACCAAAAAGAAGGAATTGATTGGCCTTGGTGCGCCGGGTTTGTATCCTTTATTTTAAAACAAGCTTGTAATAGCCTTTCAATACCTATACCAATTAAGCCCACTCCATCATGTTACATTATGGCCATGGATGCCATCGATAAAAAGATATTTCTTCCCGAAGGGAAGGTTAAAGGTTTTAAGCGCGAACAGCTCGCAGGCTGCATTTTTCTGGTTCAAAAAGGCGGCTCTTGGGGCCATACCGGTATTGTAATATCTGCAGAAGAGGATGTTTTTCATACTATTGAAGGCAATACCAACGACTCCGGATCTTCCGAAGGTTACGAGGTATGCCGCAGGATTCGTAATTATGATAATAAAGACTTTATCTTGTTGTAAGGAGCTTTTCATGGCGCGGGAAACAATGCGAAACGGCACCAAAATATTAATCGGGTTTATCATCACCAACCAGTTAGTCATTTACACCTTAGTACTAGTAGGTTTGTTTACGGACCAAGGACCAGAGTTTTGGCCAGCAGTGGACAGAATTATAATCGCTCTTTCATCTTTCAGCGCTCTGGCCTTTAGCGCAAATGAATGGCGTAAGGCCGCCGAAAACACCAAGCTGGCCGTTAGCAATAAAACGGAAAAGGAGTGAAACCATGTGCAAAAGACATTTAACCGTATTTATATTGGTATTATCATTGGTCTTGTTTTTTGCGTCATGCTGCTGGGCTACGGATACCGATACGAACGGGAACGCGCTGATGAGTATTCTAACGCTCTCAATCGAAGCAAGGAGCATATTAGCAGAATTGAAAACCAACTCGATAAGCAAGGATCAGAGCTTACAGCAGCTCTGCGAGAAAGTGAGTTACTACGAACAGAAAGAGCTCAGCTTCGAAAGTCGTTACACGGAATTAGAGAACAAGTTAAAAAAATCGGAACAATCGAGAGCGGAGATTATGACCGAATTTCAAAACTTGAGGCGATTATTGGACGAATTATCGATATTGCGACAGCAGGAGCATCAAAAAGCGGAGGCCAGAATTAGGCGTTTGACTCATCAAAGGAATATAGCAATCTTTTTTGCCGGTTTAGCTTTAGCGCTTTAGTGCTTAAATAATGATAAGGGGTGGCGGACCTGGAAGCGGATGTTAAGGTATATCAATTAATCTGGCCGATACTGGTGGCGGTTTTATCCTTTGCGGTGGGAGCAATCGGCGCGCTGTTGAAAGTCTTATGGTCAAACCATAACAAAAAAGAATCCGAACAAGATGAAGCCATCAAAGAGATTCGTAAGGAAGTGCAACGAATTCCGTATGATTTCGTTCCACGCGAAGACTTTGCCAGATGGACCACTGGTTTTGAAATGAAAATGGATTCGATGTTTAAGGAACTGAAAGAACTAAGGGCGGATATACTCAAAATGGTAATGGGTGGCCGGGATGATGAATAATTTTGAATTTAAAGAAATAAGAGGTTGGATTTTGAGGTTTCTTTATAACCTACTCCCCAAATTCGGCAGCGCCGAATCAGTTGCCGGGATGCTTTTAAAGGCCGGGTATGATGTAACCGCACTCCAAGTTCAAGGCCATTTTCGCTACCTGGAGGACAAGGAATATGTGGAACTGCAGGAGATCGATATTCAAGAGATGAGTATATCACGGCACTTGGCGAAGCTTACATCCAAGGGCGTTGATTTTGTGGAAGGGAACCTTGGGGATGACCCCGGGATCTGTCGTAAATAACTTTTTTAAACAGGGTTTAAACCTTTTTAAAATTACATTGAAAGAGTGATATAGATGAATCAAAACAAAACAATACGGGGTTATATCATGCGGATGTTGGCGGGGAGCGCTCAAAACACTCTCCTCTGCCACCAGCTATCCCGAAAACTGATTGAAGATAAATTGACCGGTGATGCGGATATTCCAAACATCTGGATTATTTGCGACAAAAAGGGTACATCCAGTTTGCCGGAAAACATACAGCCATGACTGTTGTGTCTGCCGACGGGCCGGTGAGCCTCACCGCCGCCGGTGTCGATCTGGTGGAAGGTTCTATCGAAGATCCGGGAGTGGATATTTGATGGGTGAACAACGCCGCAGAACCAGAATCAGGTGCAAAATTGACGATCTGCCGCCGGATGTTAAGGTGATGGTCGACCTGATGTTGGCGGACACCAGAAATACATATCAGATGATTGCCGATTACATTGCCAGCACCGGCAATGAAGTATCTAAAAGCGCGGTCGGTGCATATGCGCTTAGGAAAAATAACGCCGCCCAGCGACTAATGGAGGCACAGGAACAAACCAAGACCTTGATTGAAGTCGTGAAAAATAATCCTGATGCTGACTATACAGAAGGCGGCTTGCAGATCTTAGCCGGGGAATTGACCAAAAAGATCGCCATGGCCCAAGAGGAATTTGATGAAATGCCCCTGGACAAAGCCGGAAGGTTAATGGTACAGCTGTCCCGCACTAAGGTATATAAAGACAGGGTCCGGGGAAGTCAACAGCAAAGTTAAAACTGCTCTGGAGGAGTTTAAAAAGGAAGTTTATAACGAACTCGAAGGCAAAGAACCGGAATTGGTCGAGCGGCTCATCCAGGTGGCCAACCGGGTGGCCGATCGGCTGGAGGAAGAAGCGTCGTGAATGAAAAATGGTATGTTTTGCAGGTCATGACCGGCGATGAGGTCGCCATCCGGAACGTCATCGAGAATAAGATCGGGGTTAAGGCTTTGGTACCGCGCCGGACAATCTGTGAGCGTTACCAGGGGAAAATTAGACCAGTCATTAAAACATTGATTCCTTCATACGTGTTTGTTCAGATTTATCTGGAACCAAAAGTTTACTACAAATTACGAAGTATTGTTGGGGTTATCCGGTTCCTGGGGGGATTTGGCCCGGAGCCGGTCCCGAACTATGAAATGAACTATATGTTACGGCTCTGCGGTGATGGTGAAATTGCCGGACTCTCCACCCTCTCCATTGGCGACGGGGTCCGGGTGATGGCCGGGCCGCTCCGGGGGATGGAAGGCCAAATAATCAAAATCGACCGGCGGAAGCTTCGGGCCAAAGTCAGGCTGACCTTGCTGGGCCGTCCGCATGAGGTTGACATGGGAATCGAGGTTTTGGAGAATGAAACGCAAACGGAGTTTGGAAAAGCAATGGACGCTCCGGGAATGGAAGTGGCGGCGGGTGTATAAAAAGAAACTCCGAAAAGGGCAAATATAAAGATAAAGGAAACCTAATCCCACCCCTGGATTTTAAGCATTCAAGCATCCAAATGAAACGTTAATCGTTGCGGCGATGGCGGGGATTTTGGAGAACAAATTCTTAAATTGACTGACGCATAATCATAAAGCGCCGGATGGCGAAGCTTTATCTTTTGGAGGTATTTAATGAATTGCGGTTGTTATGAGAGAGTAAAACAAAAACTCCGTGAGAAAACCGGAGATGAGAATACCGATTTAAACTATGGCTTTGTCGAATTAGGAAAAGAAATTGAAGGGAAACAGCTCTTAGAGCTAGCCCCAATTATCACAGCAAGCTACCGTGATAAGAAAAAGGACGGAACCTTTAAAAAAAAAATGACCAATCTTAATATAATTGCCTCCTTTTGCCCATTTTGCGGGACAAAAATTAACGACGATTCCAATAAAGGAGGAACTGGTAATAATGAAACGTCTCCATGAATTAACCCCGCAACAAATTGAAGAATGGCGTAAGGCCAGATTGGCCTGGGGACAGACAATCTATGGCAACCGGGATTTACAACGGTATAATGCCGTTGATGTCATGGAAGAGCTGCTCGACTGTATAAACATCTTGGAACGGTTTGAAAACCGCGCCAAACACCAAGGGTTCAAAACCGGTTTTTATGATAAAAACAGGTTGGTAGGCGCAATAAATGAAGCCATCATATGGCTCCGCTCTTTGGATGCTAGACTACCGGATGAAATGTGCACCGATGAAAACGGAGGGAAACGGATCTGGTGGCCGGGGCCGGAGGGAAAATAAAATGACCGGCTATAAAAATAAACATGGACAAATTCTCTTTGTCTCCCCCGGCCTGGGTGGGGACAATTTTGCTACCTATGTCAAAAAACCTAATGGCGGAGTTCGGCGTTTTTGCTCTAAGTTATTACCGGTGCGCCAAGAACAAGAGCAAGCGGAATATGACTTGAGGAAATACGTCAAGATTACGGGCATGCATAAAGTTGATTTGCCCGATGACTACCGGACAAACCGGAAATACACCGGGATCGAACCGAGGCGATAGCATGAATAATTTGTATCGTGATTGTTTAATGAAACTGCGTATAAAACAACCAAAACAGCCCAAGGGCGAACTCTGCCCCAATTGCGGCCGGGTTCGGCAATTTCATCATATAAAATCTAACTGGGTTCGTCCTGATACGACGATTATTCTAAATAATCATTATTCAGTTCTGGTCTGCTCCGGCTGTGGCCATCGCGTTTATCCGGCTGAAATGCTTCAAGAATACGAAGATTTAAAGCGACGAAAGGTATTAGTTTAATGGGCATTTTAAAAGACTTTCAACGTAAAGAGATCAAGCGCGACTTTGGGAACCTAAAGGAGCTGCTTGAAAAATACCTGAACCGGGACGAACATCCCCGCCGGATCGAGGTGAGGGAAATGTTCCGAGCCGGGCATAGTCTGACCGGAAAAAACGGTTTAAGGCGGTTGTTGGGTGCCTTTGATCTGGAGTTTTTTGGGAAGGCGTATCTTCCCCATTACTTCTTCCGGGAGACCCCGGATTTTCACCGGGAACTAGACGGGCTTTGGCAGTCGCAAGTTTTAAAGAACGAGATCCCGGATGATAAGGAGACCGTGGACAAGCTTCGGCGGATGCCGGGCACTAAAAATGTGGTGGCCGCACCCCGTGGCCATGCCAAAAGCACGACCTTTACGTTTAAAAATAGCCTGCATGCAACGGTATATGAATATAAACCGTATATTATCATTTTAAGTGATTCATCCGATCAGGCTGAAGGGTTTCTCGAAGACATCCGGACTGAGTTGGAAGACAACGAGGCGATCCGTGAGGACTTCGGCGATCTAGTTGGCAAGAAAGTCTGGCGGAATGATGTCTTACTTACCGCTACCGATATCAAAATCGAAGGTATCGGTAGCGGAAAAAAAATCCGCGGCCGCCGCCATCGAAATTGGCGTCCGGCTTTATTTCTGCTTGACGATATTGAGAATGACCAAAATGTCGCCACTGCGGAACAGCGCAAGAAGCTATCAAATTGGTTGTTAAAAGCGGTTTTAAAAGCCGGGGATGATTACACTGATACGATGATGCTCGGCACTATCCTTGATTGGGACAGTCTGCTTTCCAATATACTTAAAAATCCAGGTTTCAAAGCGCGGGTATATAAAGCGGTCATCTCCTGGGCAACCAGGCAAGACCTTTGGGACCAGTGGAAAGAGCTTATCTGCAACCTTGAGGATGAGGACCGGCTGGAAACAGCCAAGGCATATTTTGAGCAAAACCGGGAGGCGATGCTCGAAGGCACCAAAGTACTCTGGGAAGCCAAGTTTTCCTATTACGACCTGATGGTGATGCTGGTCACTGAGGGCGAAGCGGCGTTTTACAGCGAGGAGCAAAACGAGCCGCTCAATCCGGAGGATTGTATTATCAAGGAAGAATGGATTGAAGAATACAACCCGTATGAGGTTGACTTCCGCTCCGGGTTCGACTTTTACGGGTTCTGTGATCCGTCCCTGGGTAAATCCAAAAAGAGCGACTTCAGTGCCATTCAAACTTTGGGTAAACATACTAAATCCGGATATCTTTATGACGTTGAAGCCGATATCGAGCGGCGGCATCCGGATCAAATCATCGCCGACATCATCGCCAAGGAATTGTGGCTGCGGGCGACATACGGCAAAGGGTTTACTAAGTTTGGGATTGAAACGAACCAGTTCCAATGGTATCTCAAAGAACAGCTTGAGAAAGCCTGCGCCGCCGCTGGGGTCTATATTCCAATCGTTGAGGTTAATCAAACTGGCGACAAAATGGGACGTCTCCAGACATTACAACCGGATATTAAAAACAAATACATCAAGATTAATCGAAAATCAAAGCTCCTTAAGGAGCAATTAACACGACTCCGCAAGGACGGGCGCGGCGGTTACGACGATGGCCCGGACGCTCTTGAAGGCGCTCGGACATTGGCGAAAGGGACATGGATTGATACGACATTAATGAAGATCTTCCAGGGGGTGAAAGTATGGCGAGAAAAGGTTTTTGGGGACTGATAACTGGGGAAATGTCCAAGCTCCGGAACTATATCTCCAATTTCAGCATCAAAATTTCCGGTATGTATAACTCCTGGAAACTTGACAGCAGCCAGGTAAACTATGAATTAGCCCGCGCTCTTTATGATAACACGGATGACCGGTATAAACTCGGAGCCGGGTTCTGCAAACGGATCGTCAATGCCAAAGCCGGGTTTATCGGAGTTCCAAAATTTAATTCGACCGACCCGGAGGCCCAGGATGCGTTGGATGCCTTTTTCGATGATAACATCTCTCAGCGGGGCCAGACCATGAAAAAGATGTTGGTTGAAGGGCGTTGTATCGTTTGGATAACACGTGAAGAAACAGATACCAAACTTTACCCTGAAAGCAAGGAACATCTGGTTTATAACATTATACCAAACGAAAAGCTTGTTGCGATCATCCGTGACCCGATAACATCCCAGCCGGTAGAATATATTTTTGCCTTTACTCAGGAATGGTATGATGCAGCAGGTAATAAAAAAACCACCAATATTAAGGAAAGGGTGACTGTTAACGGACGCATCCGGGAGCAAAGCGGCGATCTGATTCCGGATTTTATTACGGAAATCCCGTCCAATTGGGGATTCATCCCGATTGTCATTTTTAATAATGAAGCTGACGCGACCCGTGAGTCCGGCCAGAGTGAGTTTGAAGCGGTAGAGCCGTTTCTTAAAGCGTATCATGATTTAATGCAAAAGGCGCTTCAAGGAAGTCACATGCACTCTACCCCAAGAATGAAGCTTAAGGTCAAGGATGTGGGGGCGTTTCTGCTTTATAACTTTGGGATCTCCGATCCCCGAAAGTTTGCCGAGGAAGGCGGCAAAATCTCGTTTGACAATCATGAATTGCTGCTCCTTCAGCACGATGAGGACGCCCAATATATCGAAATCCAAAGCCCTGCGGGCGGTGCGGAAGCCCTTTTAAAACTGCTGTTTTATTGCATTGTGGACGCTTCGGAAACTCCGGAGTTTGTCTTTGGGGTACACACCCCTTCGTCATTGAGTTCGGTTAAGGAACAAATGCCGGTCTTTGCTAAAACCATCGACCGGAAGCGGGACAATGTGACCGATACCTGGAAACGGCTGGCCCGGATCGTCCTGGCCATGACCGCCCAAGCCCAAGGAAAACAGTTTGCCACCTATGCCACGACCTTGGAATGGGAAGAGATTGCGGCTAAGGACGATAAGGAGATCGCTGAAACCATAAAGGCCATTGTCGAGGCTTTGAATACGGCCATTGAAGGTAAGTTCTGTTCGGCTGAAGCAGCTGCGGCGTTCCTTCAAAAGTATATTCCGACCATGCGGGATTATGATCCGGAAGAAGAACCGGACCGGACCGAACGGGAACGGATCATCGGTAATGCCATTGAGCGGGAACGAATGGCCGATGGGGCGGTGAATATTGATGAAATTAACGCCGGAAGGAAACCAGCCTGAAATCGATACTATCAGGCTGATTTTGACGCTGGATTGTAACTTAAAATGTTCATATTGTTGCAATAAGCTGGAGTCGGTATATTCCCGGTTTGTCAAAAAAAGCATTGATGAGATTGATTTTTCCCGGTACCGGAATGTTTGTCTGACCGGTGGAGAACCGTTTTTATATAAAAAAATGTTATATGAAACTATAAGAAAGATTCCGGCCACCAAAGATATTTACATTTATTCCAATGGGATAAGGATTGCCAATAGTGATATTATTAAGCTTCATCAGATTACTAACCTTAAGGGAATAAATATTGGACTGCATACAATAGACCAGTTTAGACTTATCAATAATATGCTAGACTATTTACCTGTAAGGTATATGGTTCAAAATAGTATGATCGATGCATTTATTAAGCAGTATCCAAACCGGTTAAACGCCAAAAACGTTAAAGGATGGGTACTTAATGAATGCAACCTACCGAATGAAGATTGGGTACTATTGAGGTGATCGCCGTTGGCCAAAAACGACATTGACCAAATCAAACAGACCGCCGGTCCCTACTCCAAGGAAGCTCTGGAAGGCCGACAAAAGTTTTTAGATCTCCGGCTCCGACAAGATCCGGAGATTGTTAAAATTTTTACCCGAGCCGCCGATCGGTTGGCTGCCCAAATAAAAAAAGGTGGGATTTCTCCTCTTCGTCAGAAACAATTGGTGGCTATAAAAGCGCAACTACGCCAAGAGGCCAAAGCGATTGAAAATGAGTTGACTGACAAAATCAATACCTATATTGAACAAGGTGCTGAGGCTGGGAGCTGGCAGAGTCGGGCGGTGGCCGTCAAACTTTTTGGAACGGCTCAGTCCCCCAAAGTTACCATGGCCGGTTTGGACCGGATGTTTGTCCGGGTCAACCGCCAGGCGGTGGCCGCCATCTGGAACCGGACCCAAAACGGGATGATGCTCTCGGACAGGATCTGGAAGACCGGTCAGAACGCCCGGAGCGCCATTCAAAATATCATTCAAAGCGCAGTGGCCTCCGGCCAGGATGCTGTGACTACCGCCAAAGCATTGGAGCAATATGTTAAAAAGGGAGCTGGTACCTTAGCCCGGCATTACCCGGCCATGATGGAGCATATGCGGGGCCGGGTTCCTAAAAACTTGAGCTATGAGGCGTTACGGCTAGCCCGGACAGAAATGACCGCCGCTTTTGGGCAGGGGCAAATCCGGACGGCCCAGGCTACGCCCGGAGTCAAAGGAATTAAATAG